GAGACGTATATTGAAGACGGAAGAATGGCTAACGCACAATGGGTTGCTAATAGCCGCGTAACATTTGTTACAGATTCAGAAAATAATTTTGTTACACAATACTTTTTAGATGGCAAGCCACTACCGATGTCAGGTCTTGGATCTTTAATTACTTTCCAGAAAGATGAAGGCATCTTAGCTGTTGGCGGTAAGACAATTAAAGCTGCACTTGATGCACAGCAAGCAGCAAGCATTGCGTTGCAAACTCCATCTGCGACTGGCTTCTTGAAGAACACAGGCGCGGATCTTCCACCAAGTGAAGTCTCTGGTCTTTTAGCAGCTTGGAAGAAAGCGCGAAATAATAACGGAGTCGCATACTTAACTTCTACGATTGATTACCAGACAATTGGTTTTAGTCCTAAAGACATGGGCTACAACGATGCAATTCAGAATCTTGCTACAGAATGTGCAAGATTATGTTCAGTAGATCCTTACTATGTGTCTGCATCAATGAATACGACAATGACTTATGCCAACGTCCAAGATGAGCGCAAGCAGATGGTGGCTTTTACATTGCAACCTTATGTATCGGCTATTGAGTCACGTCTAAGCATGGACGATGTGTCCACAGCAGGACATTATGTAAAATTTAGTTTAGATGAAACATTCTTGAGAACAGAACCAATGGAAAGACTTCTTGTATTAGAAAAGATGCTTTCTCTTGGTTTAATTACAACTGAACAAGCAATGGAAATGGAAGACCTTTCACCTAACGGAAACGGCAGCTAATGGAAACCTTATACATCGAAGCATCATCAATTGAGTGTTCAGAAGAACGCCGCGAAATCTCAGGAAAGATTGTTCCTATGGGAACAGGTGAAATTGGTCGCACCAATCTTGGAGAATACGCTTTTGCTGCTAACTCTATTGAAATCGCTGATCCATCTAAGATTCGTTTATTGTCACAACACAATATGCAGAAGCCAATTGGCAAAATGATTAGCGCAGAACAGCGTCAAGATGGAATTTACGCTGTCTTCCGTTTAAGCAAGAGTACAGCTGGTAGCGATGCTTTGATCATGGCACAGGAAGGACTTGTCACAGGTCTTAGTATTGGCGCAGAAATTCTTGCATCTCAACCATCTAAGGATGGATACACAGTCGTTTCATCAGCTCGTCTAAAAGAAGTTTCTTTAGTAACTGTTCCCGCTTTTGCGTCAGCTCAGGTACTAGAGATCGCAGCAGAGGAAGTCATCCCTGTTGAAGAAACCAAACAAACAGAAAGCGAGACAGTCGTGGAAGACACAACAGTCGAAGCAGCACCAGTAGAAACAGCGGCTGTTGAAGCTGCTCGCCCTACAGTTACAGCAAGTTACTACACAACACCACGCCTTAACCTAAATGTCACCGCAGGTGAATATGCTAAGGCACAACTAAACGCATCACGCGGTGACGCAGATGCACGCGAATTAATTGCAGCTCTTTCAGTTGCAACAGTTGCAGAGAACACAGGTATGGTTCCACCTACATACCTAAAGGATGTAATCGGTATTATCGATTCATCACGTCCGTTTATTGATTCAATCGAGCGCGCTGCTCTCCCTGCTTCTGGAATGAAAATTTTCACTCCAAAGTTGGGTACACAGGCTTCAGTTGCTCTAACAGCAGAAGGTGCAGAGTTTGCATCATCTGACACAACAGTTACCTTCCAAGAAGATGATGTAGTTAAGTTCGCAGGCGCAGGCGTGCTCGATCTAGAGCTCGTTGATCGCAGCGACCCATCTTTCCTTGATTTGTATCTCCGTGAGTTGGCTGCAAGCTACGCACAGAAGACAGATCAGTACGCAGCGAAGATCGCAGCAGACGGATCATCAGATTCTTCATCATCAACAATTTACAAAGCAATCGCTAAGTCAATTGCAGATTCATACGGCGTAATGCGTCAGACACCTAACAACCTATTGGTTGCTACATCAGGTGGAAACGACAACGTAGATTTCGCTGGTCTTCTAGGTGAAGTCGATTCAACAGGACGTCCACTATACGCAGCCGCAGCACCACAAAATGCTAACGGCTTGGTAACACAGGGATCGACTAACGGCACAATCGCAGGATTGAACCTTGTAGTAGATCCTAACTACACAGGTGGAACATCTAACATTAAGGTTGGACTTGTTTATCCAACTATGGCAATGCGATTCCATGAATCCGGCACGCTACAGATCCGCACCAATGTTGTCTCAAACGGACAGCTTGAGATCGGTATCTACGGATACGTTGCAGTAGTTAACCGCTACCCAGCAGCTTTCCGCGCAGTACAAGTTGCTTAATTAGCAACACTTTAAGTCGCTCTGGGGAGTAGTAGCCCTCTACTCCCCAGAGTCTTTAGAAAGGAAACGCGATGGCAATCACGACAGTTGCAAGTCTAAGAAGCACTCTTGGAGTTGGCACATTGTATCCAGACGCGACCCTTCAATCCGTATGCGATGCCGCAGACGATGTTCTTCTTCCAATGTTATGGACTAACAGTAATTATGCTGTGTCACATTCCAGCATTGTAGGTCAAGGAACTCTTTACTTTGATCAAGAACTTTTAGATACTTATTATGTAGGGCAAACAGTTACAATAACAGGATGTGGTTCGTCCTTTAACGGATCTAAAGTTTTAACAGCAGTCACACCTTATTCAATAACGATGGCTACAAATCATACTGCGATCAAACCAGTGCACCCTATTGCTCCTTTTGGTAAAGTCACAGCAACAAATTACACAGACTGGACTTCTGACGATGCTGTAATTAACGCTGCCCTAATGGTCAGTGTTGAAATCTGGCAAGCTAGAACCGCAACTCTCAGTGGGTCTAATGTTGCTGATTTCCAGCCATCCCCCTATCGCATGTCCGCGCAATTGCTGGCAAAGATCAGGGGCATGATTGCCCACGCGCTTGATCCAAGATCAATGATCGGCTAGCAATGACAGCAGCGATCACAACACTTCGCACGACTCTAGCAACTGCTCTAGTCGATAATGATCTTTACCAAGTTTTTGCATTTCCACCATCTGTTGTATTAGCTAACAGCGTGATTATTTCTCCGGACAATCCATATATCACGCCTAGCAATAATGCACGAAATACAATCAGTCCTTTAGCATCGTTTAAAATTATGGTGGTTGCGCCGTTATTCGATAACGAAGGAAATTTGAATGGTATAGAAGATTTTGTAGTAAGAGTGTTTAACAAACTTGCTGCATCTAATCTGACGTACAATATAGGCGCAGTCAGCGCACCTAGCGTTCTCAATGCTGCTTCGGGAGACCTACTCAGCTGCGAGATTTCCGTATCAATCCTAACAAGTTGGAGCTAACATGTCAGAGCTAACACCAGAGGATCTAGCCTTCTTGAAGAAGATTGGTCAGACTCCAGCAGTACCAGCAGCAAAACCAGTAACTACAAAGAAGGACGAGGAATAAACAATGGCAATTTTTCTAAACAATAAGGTTGGTTTTAAGATTGCTACAGTCAATCTGAGCGACCATGTCACGGCTTTTCAGTTAAACCGCGTAGTTGACGCTATCGAGGTCACTGCGATGGGTGATACAAGTCACAAATTTACTGCTGGATTGGCAGCAGATACAATTACTGTGACTTTCCTGAATGACACAGCAGCAGGATCAGTCCTTGCTACTCTACAGTCAGCTTTCGGATCTACAGTTGCTTTTCAAGCAATTCAAGATTCATCTGCAAACGTCTCAGCAACCAACGTTCTCTATTCAGGTACAATCTTTGTTGATAACCTAACAGACATCAACGGAGCTGTAGGCGATGAAGGTATGATCGACATTACATTTACATGCAATAGCAAGACTGCATACGCTACTACAGGTACTTGGTCATAAACTAACTAACTAACAAAGGGGCAAAACAATGGCAAAACTAAAGATTATTCGTACAGACGGAAGTGAATTAATTGGTGAGATCACGCCTAGCGTAGAATACTCATTCGAATTACATCACAAAAAGGGCTTCCATCGTGCGTTTCGTGAAGATGAAATGCAGACCATGGTCTTTTGGCTAGCTTGGGAAGTGACTCGCAGATCGGGTGAGACTGTGAAGCCATTTTCAATTGAATTCGTTGACACGCTAAAAAGCGTGGAAGTGTTGGATTCAGACCCTTTAGCTTAAAGCGCGATCAACCCTTCACCTACCTTATAGCTCGTTTGAGTATTCGGTTGGGAATCGCGCCGCAGCACTTATTGGAATTAGATAAGACCATGCTAGATGCTCTAGTCCAAGGTCTAAAGGATGAAGCGAAGGAGATGAAAGATGCCAACAGAAGTAAAGGGCGTCATCGAACTTCGCAAGGCTCTTAACAAGTTTGCTCCGGATCTTGCTAAAGAATTGACTAAAGAGATCACTGCATCTCTTAAAGTAATTCAAAAAGATGCCAGAGGATATGTCCTTAATAAAGCACCGAATGGTCTATATAACTGGGATAAAGTTGCTGTGAAAGAACCACAGCCATTTAACACATCTGGCAGATTACGTCCATTTCCACGTTATGATGCAACGCTTATTAAGCGTGGAATTGTGTATCGTACCGGTTATGGTAAGCCTAATTCTAAAGGTTTTAGATCTCTGTTTAGAATAAAGAATATGTCAGCCGCTGGAGCGATCTACGAGAAGGCTGGACGATTAAACGGCGGCGGCGATGAAAGAACCAAGAGAACACCTAGCGATGCGCGTGGTGCAGTATTCGTTGAGCAAGGTGCGCTCTATGGCTCAAAGAAGATGGGTCAAGATATGCGTGGACGTCTTCTTTATCGTGCGTGGGAAAAAGATCAAGGCAAGCAATTAGTAGCAATCTTCAAAGCTATTGATACTGCTAGAGATAAGTTAAATAAGCGAGCAACAGTAAGCAGCGTTAGGGAGTCAGCATGAGCAATGTAGTTATTGATATTGCCGCGCAATTTACTGGAAAGCCAGCGTTTAAAAAAGCAGATACTGCTGTAGATCAATTAAACAAACGCACTCAGAATTTAGGCAAGACACTCACTAGGACTTTTGGCACAGCCGCTGTCGTTGCTTTTGGTCGTGCTTCTGTCAAGGCTTTCGCAGAAGATGACAAGGCAGCAACATCTCTAGGTCAAACTCTCAAGAATCTTAACCTTGCCTATGGCGCAAACATTGGCACAGTTAATGGATACATCTCACGCCTAGAGCAACAGACAGGCGTGCTTGATGATGAGCTTCGTCCAGCAATGGACAGATTGCTTCGTGCAACTGGGTCAGTCAGTAAGTCTCAAGATCTGCTTAACTTATCGCTAGACGTTGCGGCAGGCACAGGCAAGAGTGTGACTCAGGTCTCACAGTCATTGCAGAAGGCATATTTAGGTCAGACTCAAGCTATTGGTCGCTTAGGCGTAGGACTTTCAAAAGCTGATATTGCATCATCTTCATTTGAGGAAATCCAACAAAAACTAACTGTTCTATTCGCAGGGCAAGCAACAGCCGCTGCTGAGACTTTTGCAGGTCAGTTAGACAAACTTACTATTGCTGCTAACAATGCTAAAGAAACAATTGGTAAAGGTCTATTTGATGCCATTTCAGCAATTGGTGGCGGCAGCTCAAAAACTGCAACAGATAACATTGACAAGTTGGCTAAGGGTATTTCAGACAGTCTTACCAACGCAGGCGAGCTTATTGGAAAACTTGAGAAGCTAAAGCCTGTCCTCATTGCTTTTGGTTTAGTTGCAGCCGCAGCCTTCTTACCATTGACTACAGCAATCGCTGGAGCGATCTGGTTGATGGGCGATCTCAACAAGAGATTAGATGAACAGTCTTTCCGTAAGGGAGTACAGGCTAAGCCTTTTACAACTCCAATGACTATTTCTAGTCAGGACACACAAAGAGCAGATGCCGCCGCAGCAAGGAAAGCTGCTCAAGAACAAGCTCGATTGGCTAAAGAACAAGCGGCTGCGCAGGCTAAGATCCTACGCGATAAGAGACTAGGTTTAGCCATTGATAAGGCTAACCTTGCTCTCAATAAGGGCAGCAATGTCTTTGATCTTGACAAGATTCAAATTGCAGCAGCTCTTACAAACCAAGCAGAATTGCTAGGCAAGTCCACAGATCAGACTCAACGCTTACAAATTGCTAACGATACTGCTCGCCTAAATGTCAAGCGTTCAATGCTCGAACTAGAAGATGCCATCGCCGCTAAAGATGAAAAAGCAATCATTGCTGCGACTGCTAAACTTAATGCAGACCTAAAATCACTATCTGTTTTGACTGGTCAAAAGGTTACTTTGACCAGCATCGAGTCAATTCTTTCAAGTCTCAAGCCAAAAGATTTAATAAATCAGGCTAACTTAGATGCTGCGCTCAAGAAGATCCAAGACATGATCGACTTGCTTAATAAGGCTCAAGGGCAATCAACGGCTAAAGTGCCAACGAGCGGCTCACTTGGTTCTGCCATCCCTGTCGGTGACTACATTGCACCTATTGACACCACCGGTGGATCTATCGCAGCAATCCTAGAATACGCAGATGCAGCAGCAGCTCGCGCCGATGCTTTTGCGCTATTGCAAGAACAGCAAAACTATGCAGATTTCTTGAGCTTGATTGACTATCAACGCGCAGTAGGTGACATGGGCGGGTACAGCCCTAACATGAACTCAGGTGGCACTCCAATTAGTATTACAAATAATTTTGGCGTGGTCGGAGACCCTAACGCAGCAGCAGA